ATTAACGCCGTGCTGGCCTACCTTGGCACAAAGCCATACCAAGAAGTATTTCAACTGGTAGAGGCTATGCAAAAAGAAGCTAAACAACAAGCCGAAGTTAAAGAGACGGAATGATTACAACTTGGAAGATTCTTGATATTTCCGTGGATGGCGAGGCAATAACCCACGCCAAGTACCACGTTTTAGCTACTGATGACAAAAACGTAGTTGAAACTGAAGGAAATTGGGATTTTGACAAGTTCAGCGTAAAGACGCCTTACGCCAAAGTTACTGAGAATCAGGTAATTTCTTGGATAAAAGAAGGTGCAACCCAATACGGGAAAAATGTAATAGAATCACGGTTAGAGGAACAATTGGCGCTTCTTAGCAAGACGAAATCTGTTGTGCCTCCCTGGAAACCGCCTGTGTTTACCTTGGAGCAACAATGGCACAGCCAATCGACATAGTTTCTAGATCGTTAAAAGACATCGGCGCATTAGAGGCCGGTGAAACGCCTACGCCCGAAGCGGCGCAAGATGCGTTTGATATGCTCAACGATATGTTAGATCAATGGTCTAACGAAGACATGATGGTCTACAACTTCACGGAAATTATTTTTCCCGTAGTTGGTGGGCAAACCCAATACACAATTGGGCCAGGCGGCTCAGTCGGTGCAACCTTTACCGGCTCAATTTCTGGCAATGTCCTGACAGTCACCGCCATTTCGTCGGGTGCTATCACTCTTAACCAAACCCTTAGTGGTAGTGGAATAACGGCAGGAACGACCATTGTGTCGTTTATCAGCGGGGCTGGTGGCAATGTGTTGGAAGTCGGGACGTATCAGGTAAACATATCTCAAACAGTAGCCAGCACGACAATCTCGGCTTACTACCAAAAGCCTTTGCGGGTGAATTCTGCCTATGTGCGGATTAACACCACGTCCAATGGGCAGCCAATTTACGGCGGTGGCCTTGACTATCCGGTTGCGGTATTGACCCTAGACGATTACTCCATGATTGGCTTAAAGTCGTTAAATGGCCCGTGGCCTAAAGCCCTGTACTACAACCCTGGCGACACTTTGGGTAATTTGAGTGTTTGGCCTAACCCAGCGCAAGGTGAAATGCACTTGTTTACGGACACTATCTTTGCCCGTTTTACAACCATGTATGACATCATGCGTATCCCACAAGGCTATGTAAACGCCTTGCGCTGGTGTTTAGCTGAACGCCTAATGCCTATGTACGGCAAGGCTAGTCCAGTGCAAATTAGCATGATTCAAAAATTTGCAGGCGAAGCAAAAGCCACAATTAAGCGCACAAATATGCGGCCTCAAATGGTGGCTCGATATGCGGATGCGCTGCTTACAGGGCGGTCTAAAGATGCTGGCTGGATTTTGACGGGGGGTTTCCTGCGGTGACGTTTTTCGTCATTAAGGAATAAATATGCCTGAATTCGGATTTGTAGGCCCAAGTTACGAAGCACCGTCAATCTATCAAGACGCGCAGGAGTGTATTAATTTTTTTCCCGAAATTGACCCACTCAAGCAACCTGGTGTTCGCGGTGTGGTCGCGCTTTACCCAACGCCAGGGCTAACCCTTGAAGCCGTCCTAAACAATGCCGAAGTACGCGGTATGCGTACCCTTTCGGGTGGTAGCCAAATGCTTGTGGTCTGCGGGCCTTACGTTTACGTCTTTACGTCTAACCTCAGTGCAACCGTTGTTGGCTTGCTTAATTCGTCATCGGGACGGGTTGGCATATCTGACAACGGAATAAACGCTTACATTGTGGATGGGGCGTATCGGTACACATGGCGCATTTCTAGCCCAGCAAACGCCGTTTTTACGGGGTCTATTAGCGGCACAACCCTGACAGTAACAAACGTCAGCAGCGGCACAATTACGGCTAACCAAAGCCTCACAGGTATTGGCATCACGGCAGAGACTGTGATTACCGCATTGGGTTCTGGGTCAGGTGGTGTTGGCACTTACACCATTAACCTAAGTCAGACTGTGGCGGCAGAGCCAATGGCCTCCGCTGCGGTGGGCGCTAGGTATACGGCGACTGTTGCGGGCACAACCATGACCGTATCGGCGGTGGCCTCGGGGACTATTTACCTTGGTCAAACAGTACAAGGCGCAGGCGTTACCGCAGGCACAATCGTCACCGCCTTTGGTACTGGCTCGGGTAGTACGGGTACTTACACAATCAGTTCGTCTTTGACTATTGCGGTAGGTCAGACAATGTACGGGCTTAACTTTAGCGTTTTGCCTAGTTCTGATGGCGCTTTTAGTGGCGGCACATCGGTGGACATCATTGACAATTACTTTGTCTACAACAACCCTGGCACGCAGCAATGGGGTTCTTCTAACCTACTTAGCACCATTTCGCCATCTACTAGCTACGCATTTAAGGATGGAGCGCCCGATAAATTGGTGGCTTTGATTGTTGACCACCGCGAAGTCTATTTGATGGGCGAGGCATCCTCTGAAGTGTGGAGTGATGTGGGCGCAGTACCATTTCCTTTCCAGCGTATTCCAGGCACTTCCACCCAGCACGGCATTGCGGCTCAGTTTTCTGTCGCCCGTCTAGGTAATTCTTTTGCGTATGTATCTCGCAACAATCGAGGTCAAGCACAAATCATGCAAATGAATGGTTACATCCCACAAAGGATTTCTAACCATGCAGTTGAGAACACTCTAACGAATAAATACATTGATGATGCGATTTCTTTTACTTACCAGCTAGAAGGCCATGAAGTTTACGTTACGTCTTTTCCTACGTTGAATTTGACATGGGCGTATGACTCCACCACGGGGATGTGGCACAAGTGGCTGTCTATGGCCTCTGATGGGTCTTACCAGCGTCACCGCAGTAATTGTTCGGCAGTTTTCCAAGGCTTGGTATTGGTAGGCGATTATGAAAACGGAAAAATCTACTCGCTAGACAAACTAAATTACACCGACAACGGCACAAACGTCCGCAGGTTACGCCGTGCGCCTCACTTGGTTACTGACTTCCAACGCCAATACTTTGACGAATTGCAGCTTCAATTCCAACCAGGCGTAGGCACAACTGGTCTATCTGTTAGACCGCTGTCAACTAGTAATTACTTGGGTTCGCCCTACATCATTGCGCCGACTGCCACGTTTACCATTGACCCTTTTGCGACTTATGTCATTGGCAATGCGGTGGCAACTTACTACTCAGACACCACAACAAACCCGCAAGCAATGTTGCGCTGGTCTAATGATGGCGGCTCTACATGGTCGCGGGAATATTGGACAAGCATCGGTCAATTAGGAAGATACAAAAACCGCGCTATCTGGCGGCGTTTGGGCATGGCGCGTGATCGAGTGTTTGAAGTATCTATCAGCGACCCTGTAAACGCTGTTATTGTTTCTGCAAATCTTAAAGCCACAAATGGGGACAGCTAATGGCATTGTCTAACACTCAGCAAATTAATCCGTATCCACAAGCGCCGTTTTTGGATGGAAATACAAACCGCCCATCACGCGCATGGCAGCAGTTTTTCCTTAATTTGTTAAATTTTTCTAGTGCTACAACGGCTACCGCTGGGGCTGCTACGTTGCCCGCTAACCCCGTGGGGTTTATAAATGTCACCGTAAACGGTAACGCTTATAAAATCCCATACTACAACGTATAAGGATTAATCATGGCAGACCGCAAAGACGTAACAGAAAAAGCAGCAAATGCCGCTTCACAAGGTGTAATTGATGTGCCGAAGCCAGATAGTATCTTGGCGCTTGAAAAACAATATGGTAAAACTTTACAACCGTATTACGCAAAAACACAAGCATCACGCGAAGGGCAAGCAGAGGATTATGGCCCTCCAATAGGCTATTCTTTTGAAAATGAAAATGGACAAAATGTTCATTTTGACACAAGTGGTAATTTTCAAGAAGTACAACAAAGACGCAGCGTAGCGCAAGATTTATTGCCTCTTATTGGTGCTTTTGCTGGCGCAACATTTCTTGGCCCAGCGCTTAATAGTTTGGCTAGTAGTGCAGGCTTTGGCGGGACAGCGGCAGGCACAGGCGCAATAAATGAAGCAATTGCATCGGGCATGGCTCCTGGTTCGCTAGGTGCGTCAGCATTGCCAGGCGCAATGACCGCAGAGCAATTAGCAGCGGCACAAGGCATTTCTGCTGCGGGCGGTGCAGCAACCCCATTGGCAAGCATTGCAAATTTAACTACGCCTAATGTTGGCGCTTTAGGTAGTGCTAATGAGGCCATTGCATCGGGCATGGCCCCTGGCTCTATTGGTGCGGCAAGTGCTGCGGGTGGTGCATTAAGCCCTGCTGAGTTAGCGGCGGCAAGTGGGACTACTACTTTGGGAAGCATGGCTGCGCCTGCTGCAATATCGGCTAACCAAGCAATTGCGGCAGGTATGGCTCCTGGTGCTGCTGGTGCGGCTGCTGCGGCTGCTGGTACTTTAGCGCCCGCTGAATTAGCGGCAGCACAAGGTGTATCAACTGCGGGAAGTGCTACTGCGGGATTGACAGCAGCTGCTTTGGCAAGCAGTCCAAATTTGCTTAAACAATTGCAAGATGCAACCGGCCTTAATGGGACACAGCTTGCGGCATTGCTATCAGGCGGCGTAAATGCGCTTACATCGGCAAATACATCTAGCGCAATAGGTCAGGGTCTTAAAGCACAGCAAGACGCTACAAAAGCCTCGCAAGACGTTCTGAAGGGTGTTTACAACCAGCAGTTAGGTTTCCAGCAACCCTACCAAGGCGCGGGCGTAAATGCCATTAATCAGCTTGGTCAACTTGGTGGCGGTCAGTATCAACAATACGATACAGTTACAGGGCAGCCCACCACAATGGGCACAGGCTCTGGTTACTTAACCCACCAATTTGATAAAAACGATCTTGCCGGTGGATTAGCGCCTAACTACGACTTCATGCTTCAGCAAGGCCAAATGGCTAATCAGCGTGCGGCTAACGTGGGCGGTGGAGCGTTGTCGGGCAATACGTTGCAAGGCTTGCAAAACTACACGCAAAATTACGCTGGCAATGCGTACCAAAACGCATTCCAAAATTATCAAACGCAGCGTAACAACATTTACAACAACTTGTCCAACATGGCGGGAATTGGTCAAACCGCTAACCAACAGGCAGGCCAAGCTGGTCAGGCTTACGGAACGGGCATTACAGGCTTGAATACGGGCCTTGCAAACGCTACGGCGGCTGCTATGCTTGGGCAGGCTCAAGCGGCTGGTGGTGGTGCTAATTCCTTGGCGAACTCAACTTTCCTTGCATCATTGTTAGGCCAAGGTACTAAACCATAAGGATTAAACATGGCAGACTTTTTCACCGGCTACACCAATCCTGTCCAGCAGACAAGCCTGGCAGATATGATGAACTTGGCATCGGGTGTGCAGAACTACCAGCAAGCGCAGCAAATGAATCCTTTGGCTTTGCAAGCAAAGCAATTGGAATTGCAGCAAAACCAGCAATTGTTGCAACAGCGTCAACTTGAATACAAAAAATTGCAAGAGACTTACGGCCCTGATGTAGCCCGTGTAATTGCTGAATCTAAACGCGCAGGAACTGAAGCAGATGTTTCTGCTGCTACCGCTGCGCCACGCATATCTTTAGCTGGTTCACAAGCACAAACTGGAGCAAGCCAGGCTCAATCTGCTGGTATAAAAGTAGATACAGATACTGCTGAAAGATTTATAAAAATGCACGAAGTTGCTGCTGGTAATTTATTGCCAATAGCTACAAAAAAAGATGCTTCATATCAAGACCTTGTTGATAGCATGACTAAGACATTAGATGCGTTAAATGTTCCAGATGATGTTAGAAAACAATCAATGGCACAACTTCCTAAATCTTTAGAAGGCGCAAGTTCAAGCAAAATTCAAGCATTTGCAGCACAAGAAGCGTCTAAATCACTTAGCGCAAAAGACAGATTTGAATCGTTTGTGCCAACTCCAAAAATTGCTGTAAGCCCAGAGGGTAGAACTGTTACAACCACAACCGGCGCTTTTGCACCGCCAACGGCAATAGTAGGAACTGCACAAGGTATGCAAGGCGCTGAGACGCCACCAGAAACGCAAACGGGTGTAACGCCTGCGGCAATGGGCGGGGCATTTAATTTAAGTGCCCCTATTGCTGCGCCATTTCCAAAGCGTTCAACACAACAATATATTCCATTGCAAGGTGAGCCAGAAGCACAAGCTAATGGAATTAAGTTAAGAACTGCTTTAACCAATGGTTTAAACAATACAGCAGACATGAATAGAAATGTTGAAGAATCATTTAAAGCAATTACTAAACTTGACCCAGGTGCTTTTTATACAAGTGGTGCACCAGGAACAGTTTTAAGAAACGTAAAAAGTTTTTTTGGAAGTTCAGATTATCAACAATTATCCAAAGACTTGGCAAACCTTCAAATTGCACAAATGCAAGCTAATGGCGGTTCATTGGATACCGTTGCTGGACAAGGATTACAAGCAAAAGCAACAGGAACAGAAACTTACAATCCTGATGTTTTGCTCAACATAATGCAACGTATTGATGCAAACAAAACTGAACTGCAATTAAAAGCGCCTGCTGCAAACTTGTTTTCACAAAAATATGGTGATAACAATATGGCAAAATTTCAACAAGAATGGTCTAAAAATTCAGATTCTAAAGTTTTTCAAGCAATTAACATTTTTCATAATGTTTCAAACCCTAAAGAACAAAAAGCACAAATTGATAATTTGTTTGGGTTTGATTTGCCAAAAAATGCAACGCAAGATCAAATTAATGCTGTAAACAAAAAACGTAAATTGTTTGCTGAAAAGTATGACAATATACAAAAACTTATAACCAAAGGGAGTTTAGATTAATGGCTGCTGATCCATTGCGCTCTCTTATTGCTGGTGACGAGCAACCTGCGCCAACTCAAAATTTGCCTATTGTTCGTTCGCCTACAAAAAAAGGGCAATTAACAAAAGAAGCTATGTTGGGATATTCCGATCTTGCGGATACATTAAAACAATTAAAAGATTTAACGCCGGATTTAATTCCAGGTTCAAAAGCGCATCAAAGAAATTTAGCAGATATTGCAGAAGCAGAAAAAGCAATCAAACAATCAGGGCAGCCTACTGCTCCTTCAACTATTGCAACACAACCATCAGACCCTTTGCGGGCTTTAATTTCTGGTGAACAACCACAACAACCAATACTGCCATCAACTGGTGCAGGTGGTGGTCGCGGAGGCCAAGGAGGTGCAACTGCTGCTGAATTAAAAGCAAATGCACCTCAACCATCAAACATTGATGTGCTTGAAGCAAAGCGCCAACAATTAATAAAAACTTTTCAAGATAGTTTTCAAAACAATCAATCAGCACCAATTAACCAACAACAAGGTCAATTTATTAGTGAAGTTCCACGAACAATTGTACAAAATTTAGGCGCTACATCGATTGCCGGTTTAGCAGGAATTGCTGGAACAATATTGCCTGGCCCCGAAGGACAAGGTGCTGAATGGGTTAACAAAGTACAACAAGCGTTGTCTTATGAGCCTACTTCTCCTACAACAAAGTCAGTCATTACTGCATTAGGGTTACCGCAAGAATATTTGGTTAATCCTGTTGCAGAAGCGGCTGGCGGGGCATTGGCAGAAAAAGGTTACCCAGCGTCTGGAGCAATAACCAAAGCCGCTATAGAAACAGCACCAGGGTTGTTAGGATTGCGTAAAGGAACAACGCCACTTGGCACACAAAGTTTTGTGCAACCAGGCATTCGTGCTGCTTCAGAAGTACCCGCAGTTATGCGTAAACCCGCAAATATGACTACGCAACAACTTGCTGATATGCAGGCAGCGTTTGAAGCTAAAAAAGCCGCATTAGCGCCTGCGCCAGCCGCTGCGCCAACACCAACGGCAGCATTGCCAACAGCAGCAAATTTATCTGCTGGTGCAGCCGCAGTAGACAAGCCTACAGCGGTAAACGCTTTGGCAGCAGAAGCAAGCCCAGAATTAGCGCAAATGCTTAAAAATTCAAACCCTAATAAAGTAAATTTAGAAGCTGGGCAAACTGCATTGCTGGAAGATAAATATGGAATTAATCTTTCAAGGGGTCAACGCACAGGCCAAGGTTATGCAGATGAATGGAACAACAGAGGAGCACATCCCGAAACAATTGGCCCATTGTTTGAAAATCAACCTGCACAAGTAAAATCTGCATTAGAAAAAGTGCGCGATGATATAGCGCCTGACATTCGCAATTACGGCGTTAATGATATTGGGCAAGCAGAAATTAATGGTTTTCTTAAAAATGATGTTGCTCGACAAGAAAAAATTAGTAACGCTTACGGTGATTTAAAAAACAAATACAACGATTTACGCCAACAAAAAGGATTAGCGCCAACAGATCAATTTCCTGTTGATGGTTTAAAATTTATTGAAAATGCAAAAAACAAACTTGGCGAAGAATTGTTGTCCAATGATGTTCCAGAATCATTGCAAAAAACATTGACGCAAATTGAAGAAGCAAATGGACAAATGACGTTTGATAAATTTTTAAAATTAAATCAACGTCTTGGTCAATACATGAAAGAAGGAAAAGGTAGCGAACGCGCTGCCGCATTTGTTATTCGTCAAGAATTGCAAAAAATTCCATTGGTTGGTGACGCTGCAATACTTAAACCGTTAGCAGATAAAGCAATTGCATTAGCAAAAGAACGATTTGATACGATTCGTGATGTGCCTGGTTACAAACAAGCTGTTAAAGAAGCGGTAAGTGCTAAAGATGCAGCAGAAGAAATTGGTAGTGCTGGTGCTGACACGTTCCATAATAAGTATGTAACTAAAGGCTCACGCGCAGACATACAACGCATGATTCGTGAATTGGGTCAAGATTCTGAAGCACACCAAGCAATGAAAGCTGGTGAAATTGAAGCATTGAAAAAAGCAAGCGGTGTATCTGGTGATCTTCTTAACCTTACACCTAAAGGTTTGCACGATTATTTATACAATCAAAGAGAAAAATTGTTAGATTTGCATGGCGCTGAAGGTGCAAAAAGTCTTAATGAAATTAATTTTTTAACAAATAAAATTGCACAACCAAAAACAAAAGTGTTTAATTATTCAAACACTTTGTCAGGGCAAATTGCAGAAATGGCAAAACAAGCAGGCGCAACAGGGCTTGAAGCAATGGCGGCAAAAGGAACTGGAGGTATGTCAATTCCTATTGTTCAGCTAGGCAAAGGATGGTTTGCAAACAGGCAAAAAGAGCAATTTGGTAGAAACGCTGCTGCAAAATATAGCGGTGTAATTGAGGACTAAAAATGGCAGTTAATCTTTCACCCATCGGTAACGGATTCCAATTCTTTACCACCACCGGCATCCCTCTAAACGGGGGATACATCTACACCTATGCGGCGGGCACGACAACGCCTACAACAACTTACACAACGTCAGCGGGAACAATCTCTAACACCAATCCTATTCAGCTAGGAACGGATGGTCGCCCGCCAAATGAGATTTGGCTTACCGCAGGCACTAACTACAAGTTTGTCCTGGCTGATTCAAGCAATAACGTCATACAGACATACGACAACCTTTATGGCATCTTGGGCACGGCCTCGGCGGTTACGGCTGTGCCATCGGGCGGCATCATCATGTGGTCAGGTTCTATCAGTTCTGTCCCATCGGGCTACTACCTTTGCGATGGTTCTAATGGCACGCCTAACCTTAAAGATTCATTTGTGGTCGGGGCTGGTAATACTTACTCAGTAGGTAATACTGGTGGTTTCACATCTTCAGTAACCAGCAACGTAGGGACAAACCTTCCGACCTACTACGCACTAGCATTCATACAAAAATCATGAACTCGCCTGAAATTGACCCTGTTAAATATGGTGTTCTGTGGCAAAAAGTGCAGGATTACGAACGCCGATTTGATGAAATGTCTGCCAAGATTGACAAGCTAGAAACCAACATTGACAAACTTGTTGAAATAGCAAATCAGGGCAAAGGGTCGTTTTACGCTGGCATGGTTATGGTTTCTTTTATTGGCAGCGTATTGGGTTATTTAAGCCATTCAGTAGGAAAAAGCTAATGTATGCGCTGGGCCGTACTTTTGTTGATGCTGGTAACAATATCGGCGGCTCAAGACAGGTTGATTTTGAACGCGCCATTGCCACCGTTAAAGCCGGCGCCTAAGTCAACTTGCGCGGTGCAGGAGTTGTACGTTATAGCCTGGTCAACGCATGACCCCATAGAACGCCATAAAACTATGCTGGCATGGTTGGACAAGTCAAAATGCAGCGTGGATGATTACACGCTTATATGGAACAATTTGCCCGAATGGGCTGGTACTTCAGACAGCCCTGCTTTGCGGGGAAAGATTATGGAGAAAGCAAGATGAACGATAAAGACAAATTGGTTTCTGTCGTAACTTACATGGTTACCGCGACACTTTGCATTGTTGTTTTGTCGTTGATAGGTGCTTTGATACACGGTTTGTTTGTTCGTGAAGTGGACAACAAAGCAATCTTTGAAATTATTTCTCCCGCTTTTCAGACCATCATTGGTGGTTTGATCGGTTGGTTATCTGGCCTCAAAGTAGGCTCACACATTGAAGAAGAAAAAAATGGCCCTTGACCCTGTATCCGCATTGCTTGACATTGGCGGAAAAGTATTAGATCGAGTTTTTCCTGACCCTGCACAACAAGCGGCAGCCAAACTCGAATTGATGAAACTGCAACAGTCTGGTGAGTTGGCCCAGCTTGCAGGACAGATGGACATCAACAAGATTGAAGCAGGCAGTTCCAGCGTTTTTGTATCTGGATGGCGGCCTAGTATCGGCTGGGTATGCAGCGCAGGATTTGCCGTGCAGTTTGTTGTTGGCCCATTAGCTGAATGGGGTTCTACATTAGCTGGTCATCCAGTCAAGTTTCCACAGATGGACACCGGCACAATGATGCCGCTACTGTTGGGTATGCTTGGCTTGGGTGGTATGCGTACTGCTGAAAAAATGCAGGGTGTGGCTTCAAAGTGAATTTAACCGAACACTTTACTCTTGAAGAGCTTACGGTTACTGACCACCGGCAGTTTGACAATACGCCAAATGAACAGGAAAAAGCAAACCTAGTTCGAGTGGCAGGGATGTTAGAGCAGGTCAAGGTTGCCATTGGTGGTAAGCCGGTGATGGTTAACTCTGCCTTCCGTTCTAAACAGGTCAATGATGCCGTGGGAAGCAAGGATACAAGCCAGCATCGAGTTGGATGTGCTGCGGACATTCGAGTTCCAGGCATGACACCAGATCAAGTTGTGAAAGCAATCATTGCTGCCAAATTGCCGTTTGACCAATTGATTCGTGAGTTTGATAGTTGGACTCATATCAGCGTAACCAATGACCCAAAGGGCAAGCCTCGCAATCAAGTTTTAATCATTGATAAGCAGGGCACTAGGC